CGCTGTCCAGGGGTGACCGTGTCATCCTGTTCATTGAGCGATATTGCCTGACCCCAGAGGGCAAGCACGTCGGCAAGCCGATGCGCTTGGAACCCTTCCAGAAAAGGTTTATCCGCGAGGTTTACGACAACCCGGCAGGCACCCGACAGGGGATCCTGTCTATTGCTCGAAAAAACGGCAAGAGCGCGTTGATTGCCGCGATCATGCTGGCGCACCTTGTCGGACCAGAGGCCCGGCAGAATAGTCAGATCGTCTCTGGTGCCCGATCACGGGAACAGGCGGCGGTCGTCTTTAACCTAGCCGTCAAGATGGTGCGCCTGTCGCCGGACCTGTCTGGCATCATTCGCTACACCCTGTCGGGCAAGACGATGACCGGCCTGGTCATGAATACGACCTATCGGGCGCTGTCTGCAGAGGCCGGCACAGCCCACGGATTGTCGCCAGTTTTAGCGATTATCGACGAAATGGGGCAGGTTCGAGGCCCTTTTGACGCGTTTATTGAGGCAATCGAGACCGCCCAGGGGGCCTATGACGACGCGCTTGAACTGGTCATCTCCACTCAAGCCCCGTCAGACGCTGACATGTTGTCGATCAGAATTGACGACGCGATCCGGTCGGGCGACCCGACTGTGGTCTGCCACCTCTATGCCGCGGACAAAGACGCCGACCTTTGCGACCCCGACGCCTGGCACGCCGCGAATCCGGCTCTCGGGTCTTTCCGGTCGCTGGTCGAACTGAGCAACAAGGCCGCAGAGGCCAAGCGAATGCCCTCTGTCGAGGCTTCGTTTTCCAATTTGTATCTGAACCGGCGGGTCAGTCGCTTCAATCCGTTCGTCTCGCCATCCGTCTGGAAGGCCGGGGCCGAACCGATTGACGAAAGCGCGTTTTTCGAGGGGCCGGTTTATGGTGGCCTCGACCTGTCGCTGACGACCGACCTGACCTGTCTGGTGCTGATCGCCCGCAAGGACGGCGTCTGGCACGTCAAGCCGGTGTTCTGGACGCCTGAATCCACCCTTGTGGACCGGTCACGGCGCGACCGCGCGCCCTATGACACCTGGGTCCGTGACGGGTTCATGGAGGCCACACCGGGACCGGCTGTCGAATACGGGTTCGTGGCGGCCAAGATTGCCGAACTGACTGCCGGAATGCAGGTACAGACCATCGGGTTTGACCGCCACAGGATGTCGCTGCTGGCCGGCGAACTGGACCGGATCAACGTGACCTTGCCTTTTGAGCCGTTCGGTCAGGGGTTTGTGTCCATGGCCCCGGCTCTGGACGCCGCTGAAATCGAGTTCCTACAGGGTCGCATCCACCACGGTGGCCACCCGGTCCTGACGATGTGCGCGGCGAATGCCGTGGTGCAGCAGGACCCGGCAGGCAACCGCAAGCTGGACAAAGCCCGCTCCACCGGTCGGATCGACGGCATGGTGTCGCTAGTCATGGCCCTCGGGGTCGCGACGAAAACAACCGATCAGGCCCCGGCGGCGTCGCCCTGGGACGATCCTGAATACAGCCTGACGGGGGCCGCATGAAGCTGTTCGGCCTTGAGATCCGGCGAGAACAACGCACCAGCGCAGAGGACCCACGGGTGCCTGTGAGTGCGGCGAACTTTCTGCAGTTTTTCGGGGTTCCCGTTGACGGTTCCGCCCCGGTCACGATTGACGCTGCCCTGACTGTCCCGGCCTTCGCTGCTGGCGTGACCTTCCTGTCTCGCTCCCTGGCGAACCTTCCGCTGCACGCCTATCGCGACATGGGCGGGGCCAGTGAGCGTCTGCCAGGCCAGCTTCAGCGCATTCTGAACGAAGCACCGAACAGCCAGTGGACCTCCTTTGGCCTGCGGTCCTATTTCTGGCAGCAGGTGTTTACCGCCGGTCGTGGTCTGGCCTGGATAGAGCGGGCTGGCCCCACTGTCGTCGGCGTCTGGCCGATCAACGCGGTGGCCGCACGGGTCAGCCGGGTCAACGGCATGAAGGTCTATGAGGCGGAGGGCAAGATTTACCCCGCTGCCGACGTGATCGACGTTCCGTTTATGCTAAAGGCCGACCAGCTCGGGTCGCACAGCCCGGTCGTGATGGGTGCCAAGGCACTCGCCCTGTCGATTTCGATGACCGACTACGCCGCCGGGTTCTTTGCGGGTGGCGGTGTGCCGCCCCTGGCCCTGACCGGTCCGATGCCTGCTGGCCCCGAAGCTGTGAAGCGGGCGCAGTCTGATATTCGGAACTCGATCAACGCGGCCAAAAAGGGCGGGGAACCGGTGTTCCCGATCCCGTCTGGGTATGAACTGAAGCCGGTCGGGTTTGACCCGGCCAAGGGCCAGATGACTGAGGCCCGCCGGCTGCAGATTGAGGAAATCGCACGCCTGCTGAACCTGCCTCCGGTGTTCCTGCAGGACTTGTCACACGGCACGTTCTCGAACACCGAACAGCAGGATCTGCACCTGGTAAAACATGTGCTGGCCCAGTGGGCGAAGGCGTTTGAGGAAGAACTGAATCTGAAGCTGTTCGGCGCTGCCAACAATCGGCGCTATGTCGAACATTCCATGGATGCCGTCATGCGCGGCGATTTCAAGTCACGGGTCGAGGGTCTGGCACGCGGTGTTCAGACAGCCCTGCTGACGCCGAACGAGGCTCGCGCGCTGGACAACCGCGCACCGATGCCGAACGGCGATCAGCTTTACATTCAAGGGGCGACCGTCCCGCTGGGTGACCCTTCGGCAATGCCGGATCCCCAGGCCACTGGAGCGCAATAAATGTCGCAGCCCGAAATCCGTTCGGTTTCAAGGCCGGTCGAGCAGAGGGCCGACACCATCGCGGGCTATGCGGCGGTGTTCGGTTCACAGGCTGACATTGGCGGTGCCTTTGTCGAGGTCATTGCGCCTGGCGCTTTCACCGAGACGCTGAAGACGGCGGACGTTCGGGCCTATTTCGACCACGACCGCGGGCGCGTCCTGGGCCGGGTCAAGACCGGGACCTTGCGCCTCAAGGAAGACGCCCAGGGCCTGGCAGTCGAGATCGACCTTCCTGACACCTCTGACGGTCGCGACGTGCGCACCCTGCTGGAGCGTGGCGACGTGGACGGCATGTCGTTCGGGTTCATGGTCACTCACGACGAGTGGGACGAAACGTCGAACCCGCCCACCCGCACCATTCACGCGGTCGAACTGCGCGAGGTCTCCGTGGTTTCGGAACCCGCATACGGTGACACCTCTGTGGCGCTTCGGTCTCTGGAGGCCACCCGGTCCGAACGTCGGGCCACCAATTTTAATGCGGCGGCCAAGCGTCTCCGCATGAAAGTTTCCCTGGACCTCGCGTCCAGGAGGTAGGCCGCCGCGCTCCCGCGCAAAGCCGAATGCAGCGACCGCTTTACGGCGGTTTTTCCCATGCTCAATCAGGAGAAAACGATGAGCAATCAGCTGAAAGCTCTGCGGGAGCGCCAGGCCCAAGTGGTCAGCGAAGCCCGCGAACGTCTCGACCTTGTCACGGCCAACACCGACGAAAGCCGGGCCAGTGAACTGGAAGCCTCGCACGACGCCGCCATGGCTGAGTTCGACCGCCTTCAGGCCAAGATCGACCGCGAAGAACGCACCGCCACCCTTGAGGCCAATCTGGCCGAACAGCGTGCCGCCCTGCGCCCGATCCCCGGCGACGGCAATGTGCGCGCCGCTGATGAGGCCCGTTCGGCCTCCTACAGCGACGCTTTCCACGCCATGCTGAAGGCCGGCGGCGACGTGTCGGAACTCTCGTCCGAACTCCGCTCCGTCCTTCGTGCCGGTGTCGAGCGTGACGTTTCGTTCCGCGCTCAGACCGTGGGCACCACCACGGCTGGCGGCTACGTCGTGCCGGTGAGCCTCGCCAACATCATCGTCAAGTCGATGGCGGCCTGGGGCCCGATGTATGACGACGCGATCTGCACCACCATCAACACCGCCTCTGGTGAGCAGATCAACATTCCGACCGTCGATGACACCGCCTCGACCATCGCCAAGACGACTGAAGCCGCGGCCCTGACCGACGACGGTTCCAAGGACGTGACCTTTGGTCAGAAGCGCCTGGACGCCTACCTGTTCGACACCACGTTTGTGAAATGGTCCCTGGCCCTGAACCAGGACAGCATTTTCAACGTCGAGCAGCTGCTGGGCGAACTCCTGGGCGAGCGCCTTGGCCGTCGCGCCAACACCGAACTGACGACCGGTGACGGTTCCGGCGACCCCAACGGCATCGTGACCGCCTCCGCTCTGGGCGTCACCGCTGCCAGCGCTACCGCCATCACCGCTGACGAACTGATTGACCTGATCCACTCGGTGAATCCGGCCTATCGCATGTCCCCCAAGGTCCGTTTCATGTTCAATGACACGACCCTGAAGGCCATCCGCAAGCTGAAGGACGGCGACGGCCAGTATCTCTGGGGTCGCGGCGACTTCACCCAGGGCGTTGCCCCCACGCTGTTGGGCTATAACTACAGCGTGAACCAGGCCATGGCGACCATCGCCACCGGCGTGAAGGGCATCGTTTTCGGTGACTTCTCCAAGTATTACGTCCGTAAGGTCGGCTCCCCGATCCTCGGCGTGATGCGTGAGCGGTTCTGGCCTGACCTCGGCATCGCCGGCCTGATCCGTTTCGACGGTGAGCTGGGCGACACCGCCGCAGTCAAGCACCTGATCCAGGCTTAAGGCCAAGGGGGCGGGCCTAACGGTCCGCCCATCCCTTTTTCTCAGGAGACGGTCCCATGACCAGCAGTTATCAGTCCAAGGTCGGCAAGACCCAGGGCGGCGAAAAAATGTATGTCAAGTCGGGCGGCACGCTCGACATTGAGAACGGCGGCAAGATCACCGACGACGGTGTGCAGGCTGCCCACATTGCGAACCTGACCGCCATCACCGGCGGCGATGCTCCCACGGAAGCCGAACACAACGCAGTCCGCACGGCTGTGAATAGCATCCTGGCCGCCCTCCGTGGCGTCGGCGTTCTGGCCACCAGCTAATGAAGCTGCGCCATCTTGTCGGCCTGGCTGGCGTGGACACCCTGTTCCAGCCGGGCGACATTTCCGACTGCTTTTCCGACGATGAGGCCCAGCGCCTGATTGACAACGGTTTCGCGGTGCCGGTGACGGCAGACGCGCCTGCCGCTGTGGTCGAGCGCGCCACCCGCAAGCCGGCACGGGAAAAGCGTTAATGTGGTATTCCGCCGCCATCGTCAGTGGGCCAGCCTCGACACCTGTCAGTGTGTCGCAGGCCAAGGACGAACTGAGGATCGACACGTCCGACCATGACACCCGTCTGGGTCGGTATGTGGCGGCGGCAACTGCCTATGTGCAGGCCATGACCGGTCTGCGCCTGGTCACCCAGACAATCGACATCAAGTGCGACGACTGGGACGACCTCTCAGCGATCCCTGTGGGGCCTGTCCAGTCGATCACGTCAGTGACCTACGTTGACACGGACGGGGCCACTCAGACGGCCTCCACGTCCGTCTATGAAGCACGTCTGACGGGACTGAACCCGCATCTGGTCCTCAAGTATCAGCAAGTCTGGCCGGTGGCCCAGTTTGGGTCGCAGATCACGGTTCGCGCGGTCGTCGGCTATGCGACGGTCCCTGATGACGTGTCCTCCGCTCTGCTGGTCCTGATCCGCGCCATGAACGACGAGGGCGAACTGGGGGGCGTTCAGGACACCGTGTCTGCGCTCCTGGCGAACTATCGGATTTTCTGACCATGGACGCCGTCAAGCTGGACCGCCGCATCGTCCTGCAGCGCAAGACCATCACCCGTGGTGAGGCCAATTCACCGACCGAAAGCTGGACGATCCTTGCCACGGTCTGGGCGTCCAAGCGCGACGCCAGCGACATCGAGCGCCTGCGGGCTGCTGAGGTCGGCGGCACGCTTACCACCCGTTTCGAGATCCGCTGGTCAACTGAGGTCGCAGACCTGGGGGTTGACGACCGCCTGACGTTCGACGGTCGGACCTACAATATCGAGGGCGTGCGCGAGATCGGGCGACATGAAGGCCTGGAGATCAACGC